AGGATCAGGAAGTTTAAGGTAAACGGAGAGCCGTATAAGAATACATCTCCATGTAAAACCTGTGACGCTAAAGGAGCTTTGTATATCCCTAACGGAAAGGTTGCAGGACTTAAAATGCTTCCTAAAGAGCCATCTGACGCAAGTGTTCACGGATTTAAAACAGATAAGGTTACAATCAAAAGATTGATCGATCAGGCTGCAGCCAAAGGCAACGACATTGCAGTAGAGTTCCTTACTAAACTGTCTCGAATGAATGCTCTATCGACATATTTAGATAGCTTCATTCAAGGGATTGAGACATGGACACGTCCTGATGGATTGCTGCACACAAACTTTAATCAGTGCATAACCGCTACAGGCAGACTGTCTTCATCGAACCCAAACTTTCAGAACCAACCGAAGCGAGGCTTTCCTGTTAGAAGTGCAGTTATTAGCAGATTTAAAAACGGAAAAATTTTAGAGTTGGATTACTCGAATCTTGAGTTCGTCATGGCAGGGGAGCTATCCCGTGACCCACAGATCATTAAGGATGTTCTCGAAGGGAAAGACCTGCACAAGCAGACTGCTTCTATAATATACCAATGTGACCAAAAACAGGTTACTAAAGATCAACGCCAAAATTCAAAAAAATTCAGTTTTAGTCCGATTTATGGGGGTGTTGGTGGTGGTGAAGAACCCCATATCCAAAACTATTTTAAGGAGTTCTTCAGTATTTACAAAGGTCTGGGAGCTTACCATAAGAAGCTCACTGATGGCGTGATGAAGGATGGGCATATCACTACATTCTCAGGCCGACAGTTTTACTGGCCTAATGAAACTAGACGCAGGAACGGACGTACAAAGCACTACACTCAGCAAGTGAACTACCCCGTTCAATCTACAGCCACCGCTGACATCGTTCCTCTAAGCTGCATTCGAGCATTGCGAAAGTTTCGGGAGTTAAACCTCAAATCTAAGCTTGTTCTTACTGTCCATGACTCCATCGTGGTGGATACACATCCTGACGAATTGAAACAGGTCAAAGAGGCTCTGACGTGGGCTATGGAAGGGGTAACGGAAGAGGCTACTGATCGATGGGGCTATGAATTTGCACTACCGTTGAAGATTGAGATCTCTGGTGGAAAAAACTGGATGGATCAAGTCGAATTTAGTTGACTAACGCCACCTAACTATGGCATACTATAAGTCCACTTAATAAAGATCGGGTAGTATATAAATGAATGATCTCACGACAATAGATCCTGCAGCGTTGCAGGAATTACAGGCAGAACTTGGAACAGAAATTAAAGGTGGTGGCAAAAGCTCCATCGTTAAAGTTCCAGAACTTAAAATTAATGCTAGAAGTAAGGATAAGGATACAAAAAAGCCAATTCCAGAGGGTAGTTTCTATCTTCATAATGCAGAGAAAACTGCATACGCAGAAAGCGTTACTTTCAGACCTCTTTGCTCTCACATTCAATATTTTCATTGGGAAGAAGTTGATGGGAAAAGAAAGCTAATTAACAAAAGCGTTCCAGTGATTAACAATAGTCAAGAGGCGAATGATCAACTAGGTGGGATTGCCTGTGGGATGCCCTCTTGGGAAGACCGCAAGCTGCTTGAACCTACAGAGCAAAAGCGTTGGCGAGATATGCAGCATCGGGTCACCAGAGGCTTAGTAACCTACACTGGTAAGACCGTGGACGGTGAAGAGGTTGTGTATGAGAACGAGCCAGTGATCATGTTTCACAAAAACTCTAACTACAGCGGCTTCTGGAATCAATATATGAAGCGTCTGCCCAGAGGTAAAAACCTCTATGAGTATGAGGCAACTTTAACATCTGAGTATCAAGAAAACGGCTCAGTGACTTGGTACACATTTAATTATGCTGTAGATTTGGGTAACCAAATTCCTCTAACCATGCCTGTGTACCAAACGATGGAAGTTTTCTTTAACTCCATTAAGGCTGAAAAAGCTGACATTATGGATTCCTACTTCAAAGCAATTAAAGAAGGGTCTGTCGATAATGCAGCCATGAAAGCACTAGGTGACAGCCTTGAAGAAGACTTCGAGACCGCTGCAGCTTAATGCTACAACAGCAACTAGAAATGACGTTGGACAAGCTGTCTAATGACGAATTTGATAGTCTGACTATTGATGAAGCATGGATCGATGAAGCGGCTGAAGAATTTAAGGCGGCACTTCGCAAACAGCTAACTCCGCAGGAAAGAGATTTTCGGCTGCGGATGTCCAACGTTGGCAAGCCTTTGTGCCAATTGCAGCATGGAGCTATGGGTTCTGAAAAGAAACGCAAAGACTACAACTTCAAAATCCAAATGCTAATCGGTGATGCAGTAGAATGTATCACCAACATCATGCTGAAGATTGCAGGTGCAAACATTACAGGTGGTAAGAACCAAGTAGAATTAAAAATTGGTGAAACCGTTGTTAAGGGTGAGGATGATATTGAAATAGATCATAAGGTCTATGACGTAAAATCCTGCAGCCCGTGGGCGTTCGATAACAAATGGGACAAGGGATACTCTGGCTTAAAGCTTAGTGATGACTTTGGCTATATCGGACAGCTTACAGGTTATTCCCAAGCCCAGAACAAAGAGCTTGGTGGTTGGATCGTAGTTAATAAATCCAACGGGCGTATTGCCGTGGTTGATGCGGAAGTCTCTGAAAATGAGAAACAGATGAACCTATTTAAAATGGAGCATAATGTTGATCAGGTCACTACGGGCGCACCTTTAGACCGTCAGTTTGCTCCAATTCCAGATACGTTTCGAGGAAAGCCAACAGGATTAAAAAGGTTAACTAAATCTTGTGAGTTCTGTGACTTTATAAAGCCATGTTACCCAAAAGCTAAGTACATGCCGCACCCAAAGTCTGAAGCTAAAAACCCACCAATGTACTGGTTCATTGAGGATGATTAATGCCAATAAAAACCCAATCGGCTAAAGCCAAAGGGCGGCTACATCAGCAATGGGTGAGGGACAAAATTCTAACATTGTTTCCGAAGTTGGAACCTGATGATGTTAGATCCACTTCTATGGGTGCAGGGGGTGAGGATATTCAGTTATCCCCTGCCGCTAGAAAACTATTTCCTTATTCTGTTGAGTGCAAGTCTCTGAAGGCTTTGAGCATCTATAAGATTATGCGTCAGGCCGAAGATAACTGCCCCACAAAAGCAGAGCCAGTAGCCATCGTAAAAGCCAACAGAGAGAAGCCGTTAGCAATTATCGATGCAGAACATTTTTTTAAAATGATTGGAAAAAACAAATGAGTGAAGACGATGTCCCACAAGCATGTGGAATTTTTCTTATCCCATTGGACGGTGATAGTTTTACTATCAGACCCTTCAACAATCTACATGCAACTCTTAGCGAAGATGAGGCTGATCGATATGAAGAACTCGTATACGGGCTAATGCATATAGCATCTGAGGGATATGAGTATCTTACTTCAATAGGAAAGATAATCTTAGAAAACGAGCGCAGTGAAGAGATTGAGTTTGAGCCTGAAGACGAACTCATTGATGCAATCGCTGAATCCAAAATCATACCATTTAATAGGAAACAATAATGAGCATACCGCACGTCCACAAAGAAAATTCATACGTCCTTACAATGGGTGAAACTACCCTTAATTTAGATGAAGACATGGTAAACAGCCCACCGCATTACTCAAAGAGCCGTATCGAATGCATCGATGCTATGGCGTCTATGGCTGACGGTGCAGATGTATCAGCCCATGCCAGTTACTGTTGGCAGTCTGTTTTCAAATATCTTTGGAGATTTCCATACAAAGGTAAGAGTGTCGAGGATCTTGAGAAGGCTCAGTATTACCTCAACCGATTGATCGAAGAGATGAAAAAGGGAGAGCCATGAATACCCCTGGATATGAATACTACTATGAGGATGATGAACTAGTTCGTGATCCTAATACTTACCTAAATAAAACCCCACTGGAAATGGTTACGCAGTTTGCCAGAACTTATAAGCAATCCGTTAACCTTCCGTGGATGAAAGACACCCGACATGACCTACTGAGGTTGATGTTGGTGAAGGAAGAATATGCAGAACTTCTCAGCGCAACGGACGAAGAGAACCTAATCAAAGAACTAGCAGATCTAGTCTATGTTACCTACGGCTACGCAGCCACATTCGGATGGAACTTAGATGAAGCTGTCAGACGTGTCCATGCAAGCAACATGAGCAAGCTTGATGAAGATGGACAACCAATTTTCCGTGAGGACGGGAAAGTACTTAAAGGGCCAAATTACAAAGAGCCTTACCTAGAAGATTTAAAACAATAAAACCCTTGGGAGCAAGAATAATGATAAAAAACGAATACGGGCCGAAACTACCAATCTCTGAAGAAATACACGCAACGAAATATAGATCTGAGGGTGAGACTTTCTACGAGGCCATGACACGGGTGGCTGACGCATTAAAAGACGATGATACACATTTTGAACAGTTTAGAACAATCCTTTATAACCAGAGATTTCTTCCTGCAGGTAGAGTACAATCGGCTATGGGTGCGCCCAGAACCGTAACCCCGTATAATTGCTTTGTAAGCTCCACAATTGAGGATTCTATGGATGGCATCACCAGAGCCGTTGCAAGGGCCGCTAAGACCATGCAATTAGGTGGCGGTATAGGGTACGACTTTTCCACTTTGCGCCCTCACGGAGCTTTAATTAAGAGCTTAGACAGTAAGTCCTCTGGGCCGCTAAGTTTCATGGGTATTTTTGATGCAACTTGCAAAACTATTAGCTCTGCAGGACACCGTCGAGGCGCACAGATGGCGGTTATGCGAGTAGACCATCCTGACATCGAAAAATTCATCAGAGCTAAGAACAATAGCACTGACCTAACTCAGTTCAATATGAGTGTTGCGGTCACTGATAAGTTCATGGAAGCAGTAAAATTAGACAACGACTTTGACCTAGTGTTCGAGGGAACAGCTTACAAGACTGTGAAAGCAAAAGCCCTGTGGGATGACATTCTCAGAAGTACATGGGATTGGGCAGAACCTGGAATACTATTTATCGATAGAATTAATCAAAAGAACAACCTGCACTACTGCGAAGAGATTGCTGCTACTAATCCCTGTGGGGAGCAGCCGCTGCCACCCAACGGGGCATGTCTACTAGGTTCATTTAATTTAACTAAGTATGTTGTTGAGCATGATGGAAAGTATGTCTTCAACATGAACATGCTGAGAAATGATATTCCTTGGGTTGTAAGAGCTATGGACAACGTTGTTGATAGAGCAACCTACCCTCTTCCAGAGCAAGAAGAAGAAGCCAAAAACAAAAGGCGCATGGGCTTGGGGGTTACTGGTGTTGCTAACGCCATTGAAGCATTAGGCTTTGACTATGGCTCAGATGATTTCATTCGCATCTTCGAGGACATCATGGCTACCATCCGTGATGAAGCTTACAAGGCTTCCATTGAGCTTGCTAAAGAAAAAGGTAAGTTTCCGCTGTTTAAGAACGACTACCTGACCAGTGGCTTTGCCATGACCTTGCCGACTGAGATCAGGACACAGATTGCAAAGTATGGCATCCGTAACAGCCACCTACTGTCTGTAGCTCCAACAGGAACTATTTCCCTGTCGGCTGACAACGTAAGCAGTGGCATAGAGCCTGTCTTCAGCCTTGGCTATGACCGCACCATACAAACCTTTGATGGGCCTAAAGTCGAGAGAGTAGATGATTATGGATACCGTGAGTTTGGTACAAAAGGTAAGACCGCTGATGAACTCTCAGTCTTCGACCATGTAAGAGTTTTAAACGTAGCAAGTCGCTATGTTGATTCAGCTTGCTCGAAGACATGTAACGTTGGTGACAATGTGTCATGGGAAGATTTCAAGAAAGTATACATGGATGCATATGAGGGGGGTAGCAGCGGCTGCACAACCTTCCGTGCATCGGGTAAGAGATACGGCATTCTCAATGCATCAGCATCAGAGGACGTTGTAGAAGAGCCTCAACAAGAGGCCAACGCAGATTTCGTGGAAGAAGGTGGTGCTTGTTACTATGAGCCATCATCAGGACTGCGAAAATGCGAATAAAAGAGGCTAGGTTTTCCGTAATGTTATTGAGGCAGACACATGCAGGAAGACCCCTATCAAACAGGTTACACAGATTTCTTCGAAGGAAACCTAACCTGTAAATATCGCCCTCGCAGCTTCTACGCAAAGGAGTGGTTGCGAGGGTTTAACTCAGCATTCAACTACAACAGGCAAGCAAATGTACAAAGAGTTCCAGAAGAAAGATTTTCAAGAGTCAGATGGTGCAACCCGTGAAGCAGCTAAAAGCTTTTGGCATTCACTGGGGTATGTTTGTACGGACAACCCTGATGAGTATGGGGTTGACCTAATAGTTGAAGGACAAAACAAGCGTTTCTACTGTGAGGTAGAACGTAAGAAGGTATGGCATGGTGTTAAGTTTAAATACGACACCATCCACCTTCCTGTCAGAAAGGCTAAATTCCTAGATAAACCCACACAGTTCATGGTGTTCAACAATAGTCTGACCCATGCAGCCATTTTTGGGCGCAAGGTTGTTAAGGAAAGCCCTACGACTGAAGTACCAAACTATAAGATCGCTTTCGGTGAAAAGTTCTATGACGTTCCCGTATCAAAGGCGCACTTTGTTAGTACAATTAATTAATTATTTTTAAGGTATTGACTAAGTGGCATTTTGATTCTACTATTAGAGGGAGTTTCGGGGATTGGTATCTTCGGATCGATGGATATGGGTAAACCCTCGTAGGCTCTTAAACTTACGGGGGTTTATTTTTAGGGGTAGGGATGAATACAGAATTTAAAAAATGTGAACACAAAAATTGCAGCAACTTTTTTTCTATTACTAGTAATCGTCAGAAATTTAAAAGGTTCTGCAGTAGAGTATGTAAAGAACGTAACTGCGATTTAACATCTGACCAAAGGCGTACAACTTCTAGGAAGAATGCTAGGAAGAGGTGGCATAGTGATCCTGCAATTAAGCAGCGAAGCAATGAGCTTAAATCTATTAGGTATCATGCTATGTCGGATGTAAAGAAAAAGAAGGTTAATAAAAATCGCAATCAGAAATATAAAGCATATAGATTACAGCGTCATTATGACCGTATGGAGAATGATACTCATTATATGCTACGCCAAAAGATCTCTGATCGCATTAGAAAAGCTTTAAAAAATGGGTACGGAGAAAAGAGTAAAAGCTGTAAAACGTATATAGGTTGCTCTATTCCTGAACTTCGAAAACATATGGAGAGTCAATTTGTGGATGGTATGATTTGGGATAATTATGGGGATTGGCATATTGATCATATTAAACCCTGTTCTTCCTATGATTTATCTAAAGAGGAAGATCAAATTGAATGCTTTAATTACACAAATTTACAACCTCTTTGGGCAGAAGATAATCTTAAAAAGGGATCTAGTTTAAATTTTAGTAGAGATAAAAATGTGGATTGATGCACTCATAATTGTAGCAGCGGCTGTTT